GAAGCAAATACTCCGTATCGATGTTATAATTTAGAGCAGTTGATGTTTTCAACCTGTCCTGTGATATGAATAAAACTGTTGCCATTATTTAATTTTTTAAACTTCCTCTACTTGGTGTTGTTATCGGTGCAACTGCTTCCTTTCCTTTCTGCTTTACATAAGGATTGTTACCAACTCGCTTTTCATTATCAAGACCTTTGTTCGGTAAAAACTTACCTTTTACTTGCTTTCTAAAGTAGATTCTTCTCATCCAACCATGATAGCAATAAACCCCACCTTTCCAAGTGAATAAATCGTATGTGCTAGAGCCTTTAGGTGCAAACTGCCCATTTACTCCATCTCTCCCCATTTTTTTAATATCCTCGTATCTAAACTCAATGCCAGAATCTGCCATCATTATCATTTCAGTACAAAATGGTCTACTTGGATTCTTAGCTTGTTTAGTTGTAGTCTTTGCGTATGCATAACGAACTTTATACAAACCCTTATCGCCCCATTTAGACTTTTCTCCTGCCTTTGCATCCGAATCATTTGGTTGTCTATCAAAACCCTCAAACTCTTTGTGAAAATCAGGGTTTGTTGTATCGACTAACTCCTCACTCATCAACTCGTATTCTTCCTCATCGTTTACCTCTCCGTAAATCTTAAGCTCTTCGAGTAATGTTTCAGATTTAGCATCGTCAAGGAATGGTCTATCGTCATGCTTACAAGCACTCATTTTAACACCTGTTTCCTTTTCTTTTGTTTCCTCGTCTAAGTCTGCTAAATCCTCTGCAAATTCAATTGGCTGCAATGTCTTAAAGTAAACATCTAAGTGAATACCATTAACTGCAAGCACCTCATCAATCGCATCAATGATTATGTTTTGCTTTGGCTTTATAACTGTGTTATCAAATAGCTGAGATGCAACTTTTATCTCCTCTGCATTGTTTCCTAAACCTGTCTTATCTTTAATACCAAACAACATAGGAGATGTAACTCTATGCCCAACTAAAATCTTCTTTGTGCATTCCTCAGATAAGAACTTGTATTGCTCTGCTGCTTCCGAAATAGGTATTTGGTCTATCGTTGTAGCTTGTTGTTGATTATCGTTAAAAGATAAAACAAACTTCTTACCACTTGTACTCGTAAACTTTTGCGTAATCTTTCTCTCAATAGCATCTTGTTCCTCTTTTGTAGGTGTACCATTGTTGAAGTTTACCATCATGCTAGGAGCAAAGCCTTGCTGAATGTTTGTTAAGTGATAGTTTCCTATTTCCTCGTCTATCTCGCTCCATTGTAAAGAACCTTGATAATCAACAGGAGAGAAATAAAAGAAACCCGGAGAGTAAGGATGTATAACCATGATTTGGCTATCGCTTGATTTACGCTTGCCATCAAATGCATCTATTCTAATAGGCTTAAACTTGTCCTTTCTGAACTGCGACCAATCATCTGAGTAGTAATATGCTTGTATTTTTCCATCAATTGCCTTTTCTGGTCTTAAATTTTGTATTGGAATATGCTTTGCTTTCTTAATCTCAGTCTTGCCCTTGTTCCAAACTACATTGAACGCAGCTTGACCTAGTAACTTTAAATCTAAAGACACCTTTCGTATATCTTCATCTCTAAAAATGAGCTTCATTTTAGCGTAGTCTAATGGTCTTTTGTCTGCATCCGTTGCATCAAGACCTTGACCATAAATCATCTCTCCTATACCTGTAATAATAGCATTGTTAACTGCACTACCGTTGAACCTATCTATTAAGAACTGATAGTAGTTGTTATCTCGCCCATATTCAACCCACTCCCTTGCAGGGTTCTCCTCAATCTTTGGAGTGGTGTAAGATGACATTTTTACTAAATTTATCATGCTGCTTATTCTTCTGTGTTATAGTAAACGTAATTCCTTGCAGTTGGGTTTGCATACTCAGTAAATGTAACCTCACTATCTGCGTCTATTATCATTGTACCCTCCCATCGTAAACCCAATACAACTGCGTTTGTTGGATCTATATTTGAGTTGTTTGTTTGCTCATATACAACAACATTGTAAAATGAGTTTGTCTTTAATGCATTAAATGGAGCTGCGTTTGTAGGTACATCAAATCTTATTGCTCTTTGAGATCTGGCAACAGGAGAAACTACTCCGTATGTTTCAACTCTTGTTTGGTCATCTATTACACCAATCAAAAAGTAATTACCCTCTGCATCTACACATTGATTGTAAATGTTTAAAGACAATTTATTTGCAGCAATATTTTGTACCCAATGCTCCATTTACTTTTTCTTTTTTACTTTGAACGATTTGTGAATTTCACAACCTCTTTTTTTAGCATACATATCAGCAAACTGCTCTGCATCTTTGTGCATGTCAAAATATCTTGTAATAAGTATATCATCTCCATTTACATGCGTAATCTTGTAAACAGTTTTACTCTTGACTTTATGTTTATCAAAGTAAATCATATTATTGAATCGTCTGAGTTATCTCGAATAAATTTAGCTGCTTCCGTTCTTGTCATTAAGCAGTTGTTTGGATATTGCTTACCCTTACCTAAATCAAGCAAAGCAGATAACTCTCCACCTACCCAACTTGCTTCGAGTTCTATTATATGATATTTAGCTTTGCCAACTTTAACCATTGGGTTAGCACCAAACTTTCTACGATTGTACTCTCCAAGCTCTTTAAACGTTGGATGAATCACTCCGTTTTGGATGCCCTCTTCATCGTACTCAGGTATTCCGTACGTAGCTACTAACTCTGTTGGTATTAGTTTATTAAAAGTTGTGTTATCTAAACACATATATACATTTCCTCTCATAATTAATTTGTATGTGCAGATAAACCTGCGTTATAATTGTTTTCTACTTCGTCTGATGTAAGAACTCTATCATAAATCAAGAAATCACTAATATGACCATTATAGTCTTGTGTTCTTGTTCCAGAAAAATGGTTCATACCAATACCAAATTCAGTTGTTGTTCCTAAATTTATAGCAGTTATAGTTTTTGTAACACCTAATTGAGATGTGCCAACAAAACATTTTAAAGATGTACCATCAAAAGTAAATGTAGCAAAGTTCCAATCACCATCTGTTATAGTACCAAAGTTTTGCCAACCTCCTGTTATTTCGTGAAAAACTGATAATTGAGAACTGTTAAAACCTAGAACTATTCTATCTGTTGCAGAATGTAAATCTGCTAAATACAATGAATCATTACTATTAACATTTTTAAACCACAACTGAATTGTTGCTTGTTTACCACTTAATGTAAAAGCATCAACTGTTGCACCTCCAAACTTACCTAAATTAAACGAGTTCAATCTATCTCGAACTAGGCTTCCAAATATATCCTTAGTTGGTATAGTTGGGTTAGGTATAAGAATTGTTGATGGTACAGTTGTGCCTGATGTTGGTCTGTAACCACCTAATGTAGGTGAATCATCAATTTGTGTTCCCCAAACTAAAACTTCAGTTAAATCACTTGAACCTCTAAAATCAACTAAATAGTAGTTTCCTATACCTGCTCCTGATGTTGGTATAGCACTAACTCTTTGCCATTCTGTTGTTAAATTAAATAAACTATTAGAATTAGAATTATGTGATGTTAAATGTATTTGACCTGTACCCGATACAGTTCTTGCCCAAACACTTCTAATATTAGTTGTATTATTTAAATCATCAAAAATATAAGGCTGAATTCCAACTCCATCATAACTTGCTTTATAAGCAGTATTACCACCAAGAGGGTCAGTAAACCCACCTGTAACTGATGTTCCTGTTCCTTTAGTCCAAACAGAATTGGAAAAATCTTCACTAAAAGTGAGCGAGTTAGAACCCTCACTCCAATTCATCATACCTAGTTGTGGTATTCTTGGTTGATTCAGTACGTAGTCAGCTCCATTAATATTACCTCCGTGGTCGGATGCGGTTAGTTCTTTTACGGAAAAATCAGTTACAAATATATTATCTGCAGAGTAAACTCTAATTATATTATTAACTTGAGTTGCAGTAAAATTTAAAGTCAAATAATTAATTTCATCTGCTAATATTTCTCCATTTTGACTTAAAAGTTGAGCTATACTTCCATTATCTGCACTATTTCTTATTTGAAAAGATGTATTTGAAAGTGTAGTATCGCCAACAGAGTTTAATGTAACACTTGCAACATAATGTCTTCCAACAATTAAATTAGAAAATGTTTGTTTTATTATACCACCTGCTCCTGTATGTGTAGCTTTATTGTTTGCTTCATCAATATCCCAACCTGTACCCTCTGACCAATCAGAATCAGTTGCAAAATCTCCATTAACAACCTCTTCCTCTTCCAAATTAGTTCCACTATCGTAAGCTACCAATCCATCGCCCTCGCTCAAAGCCCAATATGCTTTTAAGTTTGTAACGTTTAAAGACGTACTAGGGTTATCTATTGCAAGTTTATTT